CGCACATTAGAATATCATCAGTTCGAGAGACCTCGAGCTGTCAGGTCATCAAATGACCTGCTCTCATGGGCAATCCATGAGGCGTTAACACACCCCGTGAGGGTGTGTTCTGTTCGGTATCATTCCGTTGCCGAACAGTCAAAAGCACGGTCAATAACCGTGGCCCATTATGCGTATCAAGTCATAATGGGCGTGTTAGCGCATGCGCTAACACCCGCCGTACTATCGGCGGAGACGAAGTCAGGTCTGACTTCGGATAGGCATCTATGGAATTTCCTGGATACCAACCTCTCCCCAGAAGTTCCATCCTGGGAAGGTTCGTCTGGACACAAGATCCAGGCGATGTCTCTCGATTTATCGGAGGCAACGGACCACTCTAATTGGTGGTTCTCTCGGGCCGTTTGGTCCGAGTACATTCGACAAACAAGAGGTCGAATGCAGCCAACAGGACTTATGCTGTTGGCGAAGAGGTTATATACCTCTTCTAGGCCGGTATTTTACCGGACTGAAGGTAACATGTATAGTTACTTTCTTACCCACCGCGCTGCGCTGATGGGTGACCTTTTCACAAAGGTCGTCCTGACCATCAGTCAGGACTACTCAGCAAGGAAGTCCTTGCTGGACTCCCCTATCGGGAGTATGAACGCGGGAATCCCGCGTACATGTACGGTCATGCCGTACAACCTCACCACTCTTGGTGAGGTCGGCCTTCTAGATAGAAAGCCGACCCGCGAAACAATTCGCGGGGCCTCCTACTCCTTGGTAGGAGACGACATCATAATCTTGTATGCTGTCATCCGGTCTATGTTCAAGACCGGATTACTTCCCTTTTTTAGGGAAGCCGCCACGTCTATTGACGTGATGATATCGGAACACGATAGTTTCGATAGTCCTCACCTTATGTTTTATTGTGAGGAAGGGGCCTTGGTCCCTAAGAGTGTTCTGGACACTCCCCGCCACCAAAGGTGGCGTGGTCGAGAAGTTTCTTATCTCGACTATCCTCGATTGAGGCTCCTGCTCCCAGTAAAAATGGAGCAGGACATCTACTCACAAACGAATGTGGGTAGGTTCTCCCTTCTCGGAAAGGAGAGCCGCTGGGTGATTGACACATCCAGCGTGCTTGCAAC